ATCTAGTGTGATAGTGTCCAGAAAATACTTGTGTAAATTTATTATAACAATCTAAATCAGCACCATGTTCCATAGTGTGACCATGGGTGGCAATAAAACCATTCAATTCTAAATGACCCATTGCTACCTTACATTTAGAATTTTTTATTTTTCTATAAGTCTCATCTGAGTTTTCTTGATTAATCCATGGTATGAATAGAACAGGTTGTCCACCTACATCTAACTCCGTAGATTCAGAAAACAAGCGAATATTATTATACTCTCGTAGTAATAAGTCATTGGCATTAATCTCATTTGTATTTTTGTAGTAGGCGGTATGGTTTCCCACAATACTGATGAGATGAATACCAAGACTCGACAACCTGTCAAAATAATGTCTCTTCGCCCAGTCCAGAGAAAAGAGATCAACTCCCTTGCGGTTATCAAAAGTGTCTCCAAGATCGAGTACAATTTTAATACCCAACTCCTCAATCTTTGGAAAAAAAATTTCATCGTAAAATTTTTGAAAATAATCGTGGTATAACTTTGATCCCTTCTTGAATCCGAAGTGTTGGTCTGTTATGATTGCGACTTTCATCTGTTATTAGATCTGTATTGTATTGCGTCTTTAATAGAATTAAATTCAGATGATTTTTCTGTCTGGTCTGCAGTAAAAACTTCTTCATATCCAGATCTTTCTATAATTTTTTGTCTTATTTCTAATTGTTTTTTCTCTTTCTGTATCCTTCGTAAGAAAGCGTAATGTATAATTTGCGTAAAATATGCAAAAGGATTTTTTGATTTCTCAGGATTAAAATTGTTTATATACTGTACACAATTTTCTATACCATCACATATCATATCATCCTTAAACATGTAATTTACAAAATTTGGTTTGTATGATAAATGTGTAGCAATCTTCAAAAAACATTCTCCTAGGTAGTTTGTTATCCTAGGTTTAGGATCTCCTGCTTGTTCTGCTTGTGTGATAGATTGTTTATAAGCAACAATAGCAGCAAGAAATTCCTTGTTATTTACATAGTGCTCGGATCTTTTACGTACCATTATGTCTTCAATTCATTAAATTTATTATAGCACAACTTGACAACTACTGCAAATATATGTAGAATCACTATGTTGCCGTTCAACGGGACTAGCTATAGGTCTTTCTTAGGTTCTTTAGATGCATCATCACCTCTATATAATTTTTCTATAATATTTCTAGACTTTTCTACAGAATTTATATAACCCATATCACGATTCAAATCTGGATGAGTTCTTTTGAATCCACTTGATATAATTTGTTGATAGGTATCAAGAACTAACTCATCTTTTATTTCTGATAATGTAATAACTTTGTCAAGATTAAGTATAAAACATTCCTCATCGCTCAATTTCATCCAAGGTTCAAATTTATATCCCATTGGTATTTGAGCACCAGGCGAGCGAACCTCATGGCACACTACAGGATTATCAATTATTATTTTTTGATTATCTGACGAGTCTATTACAACTTTTGATAGAATTTCCTCTCCGCTTACCAATTTAATACACGCAAGAAATTCATCATACGGTTCAGATTTTGATTTGGATGATGTCATAATTAAATTTTTCCTCGTTGTAGTATTTGATGCGTTCAATGAGATGATTCAAAGTATAATTTTGTTTTGAACCTTTCTTAGTGTCATCAGCTATGTCATAGAGAGTTGCTTTGGATTTTCCTTCACCTTTTCTTAGAACTCTACCAATTGATTGAAGATTTCTAATTCTAGATTTACTAGGACTGGCAAAAATAATGTTATGCAATCGTTTAATGTTGATGCCAGTGCTGAAAGTACCGTAAGACGCAACAATGATTGCATTGTTTTCTCTCTCAGTGATCATACGCACTTGTTCACGTTCTTCAACATCCACGCCACCGTGAATGAAAAAAACTTTACGTTCGCTTATATTTATTATATCAAATAATATCTGACCATGGGTTTCCACCCTACTGTATAGTATTAATGTGTTACCTTTCAAGTCTAATGCTAGGTTTTTTATAAAATTATTTCTTTTATTATGAGTTATAATGTATTGAACTTCTTCCTCATAGGTCTCAAATTTTCTAGGTTCATGTTTTAATAAAAGTATTTTTATATTCAACCTTGCTAGATACCCTGCGTCTTGAAGATCTTTCGTATTGACAATTTTATATGAAGGTCCGAATAAACCCTCTAACACCCATTTATGTGTTTGAGTGCCATCAAGTGTTCCTGTAAAACCATATCTAAACTTGGCATCATCTAGTTTAGTCATAATACTAACAAGTGATTTAGACTTAAATTGATGTGCCTCATCACCTATTACTACACTAAATTGCCTAAACCATTTTCTATCTTGTTTGTAAATTGATTGCCAAGTTGATATAATAACAGGACAATCACTCAACATATCTTTTCCTGCATATATTCTATGAGCTATATCACTAACATCCCATCCATAATCTACAAAATCTTTATACATTTGCTCAACTAAAGAAGTAGTTGGAACAACTATTAATATTTTTCTGTTTTGCTCTTGATGATATCTAGTTATGGCATATATCATTAATGATTTACCACTTCCAGTTGGAGATATTATGAGTCTTCTGTTGCGTCTCAAAGCATCGTAGATGCCTTCTATTTGATATGATCTAGGTTTATACTTAGAAATTGCTGTCACATAATCTTTTACACCCTCCTCAGACACTCTTTCATTTTCCTCATAGGGTAATCCAAAATATTTTGTGTCTAAAAATTCAAATTTATAATTATAAGTCTTGCAAAAGGAGGTTATTTTATCAAGCAACCCAACATATATTTCATTTTTTTGTAAATTATATAATCTTATCTTTCCATCCCAGTACTTATTTCTATACTGTGGCATAAATTTTGCATCAGGCACATCAAAAGTAAACTCATCTTGTAATTCGTGCCTGATATGTGGATCACATTCAATTTGAAGATATACTTCGTTCTTCTTTTTTATAGTAAGATCAGCCATATCCTGAAGAGAACCTACGCCACTCAATAGCATTTTTTATCTGATAGGTTCTATTAGAAACTTGCCTTAGTATCTCTTCAAGATACTTGAGCATAGCATCGTAGTATTCTAATTTGAGTTTTGTCTTACTCAATTTTTCATCAGAGTCAAGATATAATTTCAAATCATCCTTGTCTCTAACTTTATATGGAAATGGTTCTTCTGCATATATGTCTGCAGTAGCCTTCCCAGTGTAATACTTTCTACGATCTAATAGAATAGAAGAATACTGTTGCTCATCACGTTTTCGCATAAGCAGTATCGTATTATATAGGTCGTAATATTTGGCGTGTAATTGTGGTATACGTAAAGATTCGTTATCAAGTTCATCTTGATTCATCACTGAATCTTTACTCCACATCTCCTGTATTGCCTCTACACTACAGGGATTAGACGACTTCTTTTCCATTGACATCAATCACATCAAACATAGTATACTTGAAAATAGCAGTTGCTGTAAAATATTCCTGCTCTTCTGCTTTAGCATTAAATGGAATACCACTCAACTCAATTGGAAATAAATCTCTAAACTTTACTTTTACGGAAGGATTGAGATTGCTATTCAATAGCATAAGAGTAGCATCAGATCTTTCATTAAAAAAATCGCCAGGATTTTTAGCAGGCAATAATGAGTTTTCATCTTGCAATCCTGCATACTGACTTAAGGATTCTGGATACCCAAGATTTGTAATCCATTTATACAATTCAAGATAATTCTCCATATTCTCATCAACCATAAAAGATATTTGAAGATCTTGAAATTGTATTTTATCGCCAGGCACAGGTATATTTCTAAGGTAAGAGGGTTGCTCTGCTACACCTAATGTTATAGTCGGTATGTTTGCTGCATTACAATAAAAATCTACCTTTGGACAACGTTCCAAAAGAAACTTAAATCCAATGGTAGATAGAAAATTTCTATCAGTAACCTGTTTCCATACACTTGGATGGAGACTTTTTCTAGTTGGCATTATGAGATTACTTTTCTATATTTATGCCCAATATTCATCCAGTACATCAAGTGCTCTATTCAGATATTCATTTGCCCCATTACATTCCCACTCACCTTTTTCTCCTATCTCACACTTATAATGCAATTCTCTTTTGAGCTGCATAAGTTTATTGGTCATTGCAACCTTGTCTAGTCTGCCGTTCATTTGTGTGAATTACCTTCGTATAGTAGTTAGGTAATTTAACACGTGTTCTCGCACTTCCATCAGCTCATCATAACATTCCTGATTATGAGCACAACTTCTAAGTTTAGTATCTGGTTTGTGAACACTCTCAATAAAAATAGTAAGAGCATCATTCCACTTTCGATTTTTGTCCATAAAAAAAGAGACCCCTTTATATAGGAGTCTCTTCTTTATCAAATGCCATCTCAAATGGTTCATCCTCATCTTCAACCTGATGAAAATTCCAAATTTCTAGATTGAGATCAGTTAACTTCTTAATCTGAATATCAAAATTGAATAATCTTCAATTTTTTAATATTTTGAATGGAAAATTAAATATTTTTCAATTTTTCAATAGAT